AGTGTCAGAAACTGCTAAACTTGCGCCGCCGCTACCAGAACCTGTACCTGGTTCAGCAACAGTAATTGTGTTGCCCATACCTGAATGATAACCACACCAAGTGTAAAGCGTAGTAGGAGTGCTGTTAGTAACAGTAATTTGAACTGAACGTGTTGTTGCAGTTGCAAACGATTCTTTATACTTTGTTTTAGTTACAATAACTCCATCTAATTGGTATATAACATTATCAAGATATGCAGTACCGCCACTTAATTCACCATTAGCATTATCAGAACTAAAATTTAAAGGATGTTGATTAAGTGTTGTACCGTTACTGTTAGGAAAATATAAATTAGTTAAATCTGTTTGATCAAAAACATATGTGTATCCGATCACAAACGTCATTTCAGGATTTTCAACACCGTTCAAGTAGTAAACGTTTCCTGTGTCTGGTGTATTTCTTGCTACTGTTGTGTTGTAATTTACAGTTGCAACACCAGATGAAGTTATTTCTTTTGTTACGTTTGTAGGTGTTAAAACACTGATTCCGCCTTTGGCGGTACCGTCATAGATTCTTAAAGCATTTGCTTGCCTATCAAAAAATATTTCACCTCTTGACCCTACATTTCTGTCAAGAAAATCTGTTTCTCTAGGTATAATACGTACTGCGTTGAATATTGGTATTGTGGACATACTGTATTTATCATTCGATAGGGAAATAATTTTTTGGTATATTATTGCACAGGTAAATATTAAAGTACACATATAATGGATAGCATGTAACATGAGCACACGATTAGAGGGAAAAGTCAAAAAAGGATGGGGCCATGAATTAATATGGGCAACTAACGAAAAATACTGTGGAAAAATTATGGTATTTGAAAAAATAGGTGCTAAATTTAGTATGCATTTTCATAAAGAAAAAGAAGAAACATGGTTTGTAAACAGTGGAAAGTTTTTGTTAAAATGGATTGACACAAAAGATGCAACAATACATACGAAAGAGCTTGTTAAAGGAGACAAATGGCATAATCCACCATTGCAACCGCATCAACTTGAAGCATTAGAAGAAATGAGTGAAATTTTTGAAGTAAGCTCAGCGGATAGTGTTGAAGATAATTATAGAGTATTCCCAGGTAGTAGTCAACAAATAGGTAAACGTATTATTGTAAATGGAAGTTTTGATATTCTGTATAAAGGACATGTAAACTTATTAAATTATGCAAAATCTTTAGGAGATTATCTGCTAGTTGCTATTGATACTGATGCTAGAATAAAAGAATTAAAAGGAAAAAATCGTCCTATAAATCAACTTAATGAAAGATTACATTTGTTAAACAATTTAAAAGCAGTTGACGAAGTAGTTTATTTTGATTCAGAACAAGAATTAGTCGATATAATAAAAAACTACGCTCCTGATGTGATGGTCAAAGGTAGTGATTACAAAGATAAGAGAATTGTAGGTGCAGAACATTGTAACGCAATTGAATTTTACGAGATAGATAATGGTTATTCAACAACGAACAAAATACAAGATATTACTGATAGGCGATAGTTGTATCGATGAATACCATTATGGTAGCACCGATCGTATCAGTCCTGAAGCACCTGTTCCTGTTTTTCAAAATAAAAATACAAAAACAAATCCAGGAATGGCCGCTAACGTAAATGAAAATTTACTAGCATTTGGGTGTAATGTTGATTTTATTACTAACAAAGAAAAAATAGTTAAGTCACGATATATTGATTATAGATCAGGACAACATTTAATTAGAGTTGATAAAGAACAAACAGTTGCTCCATGTCATACTGAATTTGTTAATTTAAGTTATGATGCAATAGTAATAAGTGATTATAACAAGGGTTTTGTCACAGAAGAATTAATTATAAATTTAAGAAATAAATTTAAAGGTCCTATATTTGTAGATACTAAAAAATTATACCTTGATAAATTTGAAGGTTGTATATTAAAAATAAACAGTCTTGAATATAGTAGAGCTAAAACTTTTTGTGAGGATTTAATTGTTACAAAAGGAAAAGAAGGTGCCACATACAAAGGTAATACGTACAATGCACCTGTAGTTGAAGTGCATGATGTATGCGGTGCGGGAGATACATTCTTGTCTGTACTTGCGTATTCATATCTAAACTGCAATAACATCGAACAAGCAATTATGCACGCTAATAATGCTGCTGCATTGTCCGTACAGCACAGCGGAGTATACGTGCTTACACAAGAGGACTTAAAACAGATATGAAGATATTAGTTACAGGTGATAAAGGTTTTATTGCAAGACATTTAATTGATAAACTTAGAATAGAACACGAAGTTCACGGTTATGATTATAGTGAAAATCATAAACCTAGTGTTGACGGATATGATTGGGTAATACATTTAGGAGCAATATCTAGTACTACTGAAAGAGATGTTGATAAGATCATGTTACAAAACTTTGAATTTTCTAAATGGATATTCAAAGAATGCAACACTAGGGGTGTAAATCTTCAATACGCATCTAGTGCAAGTGTATATGGACCATATGAAAAGTTTGGAGAAGATGACCCTAAACAACCACAGAGCCCTTATGCTTGGAGCAAATATCTATTTGATAGATGGGTATGGCAGCAGGAACACAAGATTTGTGTACATGGTATGAGATACTTTAATGTATACGGTCCTAAAGAACACAAGGGAAATCAAGCAAGTCCTATAACAAAATTTACAACACAAGCAAAAGAAGAAGGTACTATTACATTGTTCGAAAACAGTGACAAGTACCTAAGAGATTTTATATTTGTAGGAGATGTATGTGATATACATGAACAGATGATATTGAATAACATACAGTCTGGTTTGTACAATATTGGTACAGGCTCTACAACTAGTTTTCAAACAGTAGCAGAAATAATTGCAAAAAAATATAATGCAGATATTAAGTATATTCCAATGCCTGAGGGGTTACAAGGGCAATATCAAGAATATACCTGTGCTGATATAACCAAGTTGCTTAATATTTTTGATATAGAATTTAAAACTGTAAAAGAATATATAGATGGTGTTTAAATAAAAGACGCTTTCAATGCAGTATTTGCAGATTTATTTTCTATTTCTGGATCAGGTAAAGAACTAGCAAATTCCCATAAGTTATCAAATACCATTGTTTTTCTTGCAAGATTTTTGTAGGTAAATCTTTTTAATTTTTTTTCTGTTTCTTCACCATACCCTGTACGAACTAATATTGGTGTTGCGCCTATTTTTTCTGCTGCCTTTAAATCAGTTAACTTATCGCCAACATAAAATCCACCTTTAAATTTTATATCGCACTCAGATTCTGCTTTTTTAAACATGCCTATATTAGGCTTTGCAAAGATATCGTTTTTTTGACTTGTATGACTATAATAGATTCCATCTATACTCTCACAACCTGCTTGTCCTAGCAAATTAAGCATGTAGTCATGCACAGCAGCAACTTCTTCTGTAGTCATTATACCTTTACTAACTCCTGCTTGATTAGTTAGTACAACAATATTATAACCTTTTTTCCTAAGAAGTGCTACTGCTTCTAAACTATTTGTGATAGGTTTAAATTGCATAGGATGGGTAACATAAGTTCCAATATCTTCATTTATGGTGCCGTCTCTATCTAATCCTATTGTAATATTATTCATAAGTTTAATCTTCTATTGATATATCCATGTTCCACGAAATAATAGTTTTTGTTTCTTCTGTATTATTAACAGGAGCTCTGTGTATAACCCAACTAGGAAATGTAACAATATCTCCTTCATGTACATCAAATGTGTTTTTATCTTTAGTTAATGGATTAATCCATTCTGTTTGTGCATCTTCTGGTAAGTTTACATAATAAACATTTGTAAAGTTATTGCTGTGCGTATGCCATGCGTGTTTACCACCTTTTGCATATTGCTGAAACCATATTTCAGTTATGCCGAATGTTTTATATCCCATGTTTTTGCACCAATCGTCAAGATGCATAGAAAGTGGAGGGTTTATTAATTTAAGCCATTCTCTGTTGCCATCATATCTTGCAGTATTCCAATCGCATTTAATAATATCACTGTCAGGTGCAGTCATATGTTCAGCATTTTCTTGTCTTTGAATAGCATCAAGTATCTGCTGTTTTAGTTGACTATGTTGTTTAAATGGTTTAACAGTGATAGGAAAAGGAATGATAGTTTCCATTAGTACAAGTCACCTTTTCTTTTTACAATTATATTTGAAGAAAAAACAACTCTTGGCTCAGTTGTTTGATTAAAATGTACGTAGTGTTCTAAACAAGAAGGAAACATTAATATTAAACCCTCTTTCATTTCAGGGTAAAAAGCATTAGGATAATCATTCATAGGATCTAATTCTAAATATTTTAAATGATTAGATAAATTAGGAGTTCTAAAAACAAATTGTCCTGCTTCTGGACTAGGCTGTTTTAAAATTACAACACAAGAAAACGCTGGTACGTTAGTTGTAATATGGTCATGTAATTGTTGATGATCATATTGCTCATGTACATTGTACCAAGTTTCTATATCTACGCTATAAGGAAATTTAAACAAATATGAATCAATATAATCTTGTATATAAGGTGCTGGCAATATAGTATCATTGTATTTTTTAAAAAAATCAGAATCGTCCCAGCGTTGAGATAGATTGTTAGTAATTTTACTTGCACTGTTAGAACTTCCAGCACTATTCTTTCCTAATACTAACGGCAGATAATGATCCTGTAGACTTTTTAAGTCTTGTGGTTCTAATTCTTTTATACCAACTGGATATCCTTCAAGTGAAAGTTTTAACATGTTTCTAATATTTCCTTTGTCATTATACCAGTTTTAAATCCAGATGTCAAGTCAATAGTTTCGCCTGTATTAAAAAAATTAATTATTTTACTTGCTAAAATTTTATGATTAACTTCAGAAAAATGATTGAATCTATTGTCGCCAGTTTTTTCATGGTATGCCATAGAAGTTTTTTCATTATCAAATTCTGATCCAGATGCTTCACACAAGTTTCCTTCTATACCTTGAATATTGTGAAAGCCTGGTAAAATTAAACACTTAATATTTTGTTCTCCATACAAGTTTATTCTAAGAGATAATGCATCAAGCAGTGTATGATAATGCAAAATGAGGCGCCTTTCTGAATACAAATGTCGTTTATACATTTCTAATGCATCATACTCTTGTTGAGTAATATCTACACCAGGAGTCATTTGTGTTGCCATATGAACAGCCATATATGGTTTATTTTCAAAGAACCATTCTCTATATAAATTAGTTAATTGTATTATAACACAGTCTCCTGATTTGAACAATAATTCTTTTTCACGTAATTGCTGATAAATGTAATCATTAGAACAACCTAAAATAGCATAGTTAGTATGAGGATCTTTACTTATAGCATCACTTACTATTGTTGTCCAACTTTTTTCTAAAGGTAGATATGTTACTTCAGTCTTATTAGGACCAAATACTTCTTTCATATGTGCATGAGGAATAGAAAAACTATCGCCAAAAATATGCAACATTATACTGCACCTGTTTCCAACAAGATATTAAAAGACAAACTAATTCTATCATTGTTAGTTTTGTTTTCATTTACACTATGATCTAAAAATCCTGGAAACAAAATTAGCCTACCTTGCTCAGGGGGAAAAGAATTTTCGTGTGCAATAGAACTGCCAATAGGATTGCATTTTAACGCTTTCAATGTATTTCTAAATACAATGTCGCCGTCATCGCCACCAGTTTTAAACCAATATACTCCACTAATATGTGCGTTACCATGATCGTGAATATGCGATGAAAGGCCAGGCTTGTTTAATGTTAACCACGAAGAAGTCATTGCTGCTTTGTAGGCAGGCTGAACATTACATGCTGCCATATAATTTACACAGTGACGCATAATAGTTTCACCGGTAATTTTCATATTTTTTAATTGCAATAGATGTTCAAAAAAATCACCTTGATTAGATAGATATTGTGAAGATGAACTCCAATTTGGGTTTTGTCCCCAAGTTCCTTCGCTGTATAGATTATCAACTATAGGCTGTAATTCGTTTTGTACATTTGTATATTCTTGATTTACTAGTTTATGTGTGTATAAAGGTGTTGGAAATAAAGAAAAAATTTCTCCTTCATTTTCTTTTTCCATGTTATTCTCCTTTAAGCTCTATCGTTATGTGTGATCTCTACTAGTATTTTAACAGCAGGAAAGTAAATGTAATTTATTCCTGAGTTGTAAAGAGTGCGTAAAGCATCGTCAATAGATTCAACAAGTGGTTCGCCACCTAAGTTAAAACTAGTATTAAACAATGCAGGTACTCCAGTTTGATCTTTGAATTCCTTAATTAGGTTATACCAATGTACATTTTGTTCTTTAGATACTGTTTGTATTCGACATGTGTCGTCTACATGTATTACTGCTGGTATTTTTTCTTTCACTCCAGGTTGGCAATTAACAGCATACATCATACTTGGTGAATCTTCCATGCCACGCAAGTCAAACCAATCATGTACATCATCTTGTAATACAGTTGCAGCAAATGGTCTAAAATATTCGCGCTTCTTCACTAAATTAACAAAATCTTTACCGTCTGGATCTGTTGGATCATACATTAAAGAACGATTACCTAATGCACGTGGGCCGCTTTCACCTCTTTCTTGATATAATGCTACAATATTTCTGTTTCTAATAGTATCAATAACTTGTTTATAATCTACATTTGTTGTTATCTTACCATTATATTTTTTTGCAGTTTCTCTAATTGTATCTTCTGTAATAGTTTGAACTGGCCCTAAAAATAAATTTTCGTCTTTTTGTCTGACTTTTTTATCTTCATATGTTTTATAATAATGATAAAATGCTGCGCCCATTGCAGTACCTGCATCATTGCTAACAGGTTCTACATATATCTTTACACCTTCTGGTAAATGTTTTAAGTAGTAATAATTAGCAACACAGTTTAGTGCGTAACCGCCACTAATAACAATGTTTTTATTTCCAGTACGTTCAATTGATTTTAAAATTAAATCAAGTACAAGTTGTTGAGATTCTACTTGAACATTGTATGCCATGTTTCTACGTGAAGGAAGTTGTGTAACATCTTCTCTATCAGATTTTCTAAGCAATTCTTGAATTTTGTTTTGTTCATCTGGATTATCAGGATCACTAACCGAACTAACTATATCGTTAGGATCATACATTCTGTCTCTTATTTCTGGAAATTGGGATTCATTGACCCATGCTCCGTTTGGATATGTGTTAGTAAATAGGTCTTTGTTACCACCAAAGATGTTAGTGTAAATTTTAGGTGCTTTATCTGGTTCTCCGTATGGAAACAGACCCATTGTTTTGCCCGCTTCAATAGAATCAAACCCGCAAAATCTTGTTACTGCTTCGTATGCTTTAACAATACCTGCTTTATCGTTGATCATTACTTCTGTGCCATTACCATCTCTATTGTAATGTTCAGTCTGCCAAGGTCCGTTGCCTCCAAAGTGCTTATAAATTTCTTTGAAACCTGCAGGATATGTGCAATCAAATATACTTTCAACTTCAAACATAGTTTGTCCGTCAGGTCTTTCTACAAATGTTCCTGCACCGTCAACAATTATAGCACTTGCTTTTTCAAACCCAGATCTATAAAATGCTAGTGCAGCATGACTTCTATGATGTTGATCATGATATTTAAAAACCTGTGTTTCGGGATCGTCAATTAATCTTAGTTTTCTAGCGAGTGCTGTATACACATCTTGAGGCACATAATCATTTATAGGCTCTGCAAGTTGTGTGTGTGATATTGCAAGATAATCAATCTTATCTGTATAATCTAAAATTTTAATCATACTTGCAAAAGGTCCACCGTCGTATTTGTAACGAGATAATCTTTCTTCTTCTATTGCAAATACAATTTCGCCGTCTTTTAGTAGACAAACACCTGCATTATGCCCTCTAGCAATTCCTGCAATGTAGCCTGTTTTTCTCATTATTGTTTTCCTAAAGTATCTTTAATTTGTTTTACAATTTTTTTCTTAGTGTCGTCACTTAGTTTCATTAAATTTTCGTTATGTCTATCAATTCTAATATCTATTACAACTCTAAGAGGAGAATATATTCTCTCGCCTAATCCGTTATCTATAATTTTTAGTGTGGTACTTTCCGGATATGAAATATTTTCAGGAAATGTACTACCTATAACTACTGTTCCAGGTTTTTTAAGAGCGTGAACAATATGTTGTCCTACGGAATCACAACCTAAGAAATAATCTGCAGCATTTATAATTGCAGTCCATTGTAATAAACTTACTTCTTCCGGAAACATTACATTTAAGTTTCGTTCCGTTGGTATTTTCATACTGCTCATTAGTATAACAGCATAATCTTTATTCAATTCTTCAAGTAAGTCTACAATATCATCTACTTCAAACGATCTACCACTTTCATCAACAATTACTCCGCCATGTATTGTAGCAGTAGATCCAAATGGTTGAAATATTAATACTTTATCTTTTTTGAAATGTCTTTTTGCTTCTGCTACTAGCTCTTCACCTGTTGCAATATCTTTTTTTCCTATAAAGAGTTCATTGTATACTTTGGTTTCCGGAACTGTTTCAGGTGGATAATCATAATTAATCAGCATGTCAAAGGCTTGCACTAAGTTTGCTCTTTGAGTAAAATAAGCATTAAGTTTGTAAGGTTCAGGTGTAATGATTTCTCTATCTTTTAATTTTTCAAAAAGATTAGGATCATTAGCAGGAAAGGTATTGTTAACTAATATTTTACTGGTTAGATATAAATCAATCCAACCTTCTACAATAATAGGTGCTGTTGGATCAATATTTTTTAAATGATATTCTAATGCTGGAATCGCACAAAGTACACGACCGGCACCACCGTTGATAAAGAATGCTTTTTTCATTAATATTATAACCTTTGCTTATGCTGTTGTTATAATATTTATTGTGTTCTGAAAAGCCTAATTAATAATGTGGTTTAGTTTACACCGTTTGGAAGCATACTAATAGCAGTAACATCAGCATCGCCTCTGTCAGCAATCCTTGTAACAGTTACATCCGGATCATTAAAGTTTGGATCTGGTCCATCATCAGGTGACTCTGGAAATCTAACCAAATAACCTGGAACATCTGCCCAATCTGTTGGCATATCTCTTAGTTTCTGTCTATAATCACGCCACGCCTGTTTTAATGATTCTGGCATGTCTTCTGCTATTTTACCATCGCTATTAGCCAATCTTGTGTTTCTTTCAGTTCTTAAGAAATCCCAACCTTCAACTGCTGCTGCTCTATCCATCGGAGCCCACTGTAATGGTGCTTTATAATCTGCATATAATGCATATTCGTTATAAACTTCACAAATGTGTGTAGGATCAGGAATAATAGCATTTGGTTGATCACTAGGACCAACTTCTACTTCATATACTTTAGGTTCTTGTACACCACCCCACAATAAAGCAATTTTTATTGTGTTTTCATTAGTGTCTGCTCTAAGAATTTCTCTTCTAATGTTTAATGGAAGAGGACAATCAGGCTCTTCATGCTCCGCATGACACTGCTCTAAGTATCCAGTTTCTTTATCAATCCATAAAATTATATGATCTGGTCCGTCGTATTCTTGCGTACTAGTTTTACCTTGCTCAGTAGTTCCTGAATACATATAATCTGGTATAGCGTAAGTTAGTGTCTTTTTGATATTTGCCATTATGTTTTGCTCCTTAACTATATGTTACTCTTACTAATCCACCAGCACCAAATGAACCCCAACAAGCATTACGTGAACCAGTACCATGTCCTGCTCCACCGCCTCCTGGAAATGCTGCGTGTGCCGAGCAACAAGCCAAGTTACCTGTACACCAGTGTTTACCACCTACTCCGTGTGGTGCTGCAAATGGACCTGAAGGACCACCTGCTACTGAAAAGTAATCAGCACAACAGTTGTACTGTCTATTCATTGAACCTGCTGTTCCCCTAAATGTCATGTCTGCGCCATAACTTGCTTCGTTACATGCGTTTGCCTGCCATGAACTGTTATATAAACCTCTGTTACACTGAACGTTACCAATGTGACAGTTGTAACAGTTTGATGATTTATCCCAAACTGTAGGGCCGCCCATGCCGCCTGTTACACAGAAATTACTTAATCCTGTACCGTTAACATAACTTCTACAACCATGACGGTTGTTTACGTTACATCTACAGCAACAACTACACGCTGAAGATCCAGCAGCACAAATTGTGTACTGGCTACCATCTCCAAATCCATGAACTGATTTTTGTAATGTTTTTACAGCGTAGTTTCCGCCTTGACCACCGATACCGTTATCGTAGTCACCGCCTGATGATCCACCTGGACCACCACCTGATAATATTTCAAATTTAATAGATGTAGTTCCGTTTGGCACAGTCCATAGGCAACATCTGCCGCCATTACATGGTGTCCACCAATCGCCATCATATACATAAAATTCGTAACCTTCAGCAATTTTACATTGGTGCTGTCCGTTACAATAGATAATACCCTTACTTGATAATTGTACAGCCATTACTGTTGTCCTCCTTTTATTGCATCTATTTCTTGTTTAAGTGTTTTGATAGATTCTATTAACAGTGGAATTAAACTATCATAACTTATAGCAAGATAACCATCTTCTCTTTCTACAACTGCTGATGGAAGAACTTCTTGAACTTCTTGAGCTATAACTCCTACGTCACGTTTAGTTCTTTCTGGATACATTTCTTGTGCAATGCTATTCCAGTTATATTCGTATCCTGATAATTTTGTTATTTTTTCTAAACTGTCATCAATTTTAACAATATCTTCTTTTAATCTTTTGTCTGAAGATGCATATGCTAATATATCTGCACCTGCATATATGGCACCACTTACACCAACACCGCCAGTTACAACAAGTGTACCTGTAGTAATTGAAGTTGAAGCAGTATTTCCACCTAATGACATAGTTCCTGTACTAGGTTGGAAAGATAATTTTGTAGTTGAAACTTTTGTTTCTGTTAAAAATCCTGTAGCAGATTGTGTACTAATTACTGGATAATAAGTTGCTGCATCACCTGTTTCATCAGCATGTGCTGGACCTGCTGCTTGCCATGATAGTACTCCTGCACCGTTTGTTACTAGTGCATATCCTGTTGAAACTGCTTCAGCATCTGGCAATGTCCATATTACATCACTTGCAATAGTTGCAGGTGCTTTGAATCCAACGTAATGACTATCGTCACTGTCACCAAATCTTAAATCTGCTTGTAATCCTAGATGCGTGTTACCCTGGATGTTTGTTCTACCAGTACCTTGTGGATCAATAGTGATATCAAGATCTTCAGCAGCACTAATCGTAGTATTGGTAATGTTAATACCACCTAGTGCACCACCGACTTCACCTGTTGTAATTTTTCTTGCCATTATACTTTCCTTTTAATTACGCCGTAACTGTTGATGTTTCAATGCCCATTGCTACAGCACTAACACCTACACCTGAAGCGTAAACTTTAATTATTTTACCAGCGTCTAATACTAAACCTGTTCTTTCCAACACACCCTTAGGTGCTAAAACTACATCATATTCGATGAATTCGTCGTTTCCAGGTGTGCCTGGTGCAGCCACTGTAGTTACCGCTACTCTTAAAGTAATGTTACCAGTGGTCCTGTTAACCATACTTACACTAGCGACGCAAAAAGTGTCTGCAGGGCATACATACAAGTTTTCGTATGTAGTTGCTGCTACGTCTAAAGTTCCTAATCTTCCTGTTGCCATTTTATTTCTTCTCCACTGTTATTTATGTTAAGAAGTAGTTAAATGCTATCGGAAGACCGACAACGCCACTTCTAAAATCAAATGTTGCATTCATTTTAATTGATTGACCAGTTGTAGTACTTATCGTATTATTTTGGATAGTAATAAAACCAGCAGTTACACTGTTAACGTTAAGTGCAGCACCACCGCCACCAATTTGTGAACTAATATATGCTTTAATAGCTCTTTGCGTTGGTACAATATTGTCCGAATTAGCACTAAAGAATACATCTGTACTAAATTCAGTAATACTTGCACTATTTCCGCCTAGTGTAACCTCTCCAAGTGTAAGTTCCTGTAGTCCTGAAATATTAAATGCATCAGCATTCAATGTTGCAACACCAGTTGACTGTTCAATTGTAAACAAGTCACCAACTCTGAAGTTACCATCTTGGTCTGTTGATGTAAAGAACACTCTACCACCATTATCATCTCTGGTTTCATTTGCTTGATTTGGTAACTTACTTGGAGTATTTGGATAGTTTGTAGAAGCAAATCCTCCAGTACCAATATCTAAGAAATCGTGTCCTGTCAATCTAACTTGTGAATACCTAATTCTAGTTTCAACACTTGTGCCATCCGGTGGAGTATCAAATACTGTCATGTCCGGAGCAATCTGCAAGAATGCTGTTTGTGCACCATCGTTTTCACCTAACAGTGTTAAAACTTGTACTAGTTTAAATGTTCTATCTGGTAAATGTCCAAACACTACGTTCGAACCTACTGCTGGAACTTTTGATAATCTTCTTACCGCTATAAATGATCCGCTTTGGAAGATATCTGCAAATCCATCTCCGCTATTTAGATCAGCACTTGCTGTAACATATCCTGACCCTCTGTTTTTAAAGGATGGTTGAGCTAATGCTCCTTTACCAATTCTAACTTCTGTTGGAGCCTCAAATGTATTATTAGGATCTGTAATAGTTATTGTTGGTGCAGTAGCGTATCCTGAACCTGGTTCAGTAATTCTAATTGCAAATATTTTCTCAGTTGCAACAAATGCTCTACCTTGTGCTCTTGTACCTTCTTTAATTTGTATACCGCCGTTTCCTGAACCTTGTCTAGCACCTACAAACATTCCTACTTGGTTTGGATTACCAAATGCTGTAGCAACAAGTCCGTTTGTTTCGGATTGTGTTCTTGCTGTCCATACAATACCATCTGTCGATGTTGCGTAGTTTGCGCCGTCACTTACTGCTACAAATGTTCCTTGTCCGTATTCAATATGTGACCATCCTGCAGTTGAAGGTAATGTGCTTGCAGTCCAAGTTTGACCGCCATCAATACTGTAAGCGGCTACTGTACCGTTTGTTGCTGATACTGCAACAAATCTGTTGTTACCATATGCAACACTGCTCCAGTCTGAAGTTGATGGTAAAGTAACAGCAGTCCAAGTTGCGCCTTTGTCAACTGACCATGCTGCTTTGTTTGTGCCTGAAGCAAGTACTACCCAATATCCGCCGCCATATGCAACACTATCCCATGTGCTTGTGCTTGGAAGACTAGCAGCAGTAACGCTCCAAGAAACACCACCATCTTCTGAAATTGCTGCTTCTGTTGAGCCTGATTTAACTGCTATCCAACAGTTAGCACCGTAACCAACTGCATTCCAACTTCCTGTGCTAGGTAAGTTTCCTCCTGCAGTCCAAGTTGCTCCGCCATCAGCACTAAATGCTGTGTCGTCAACTCCTGTACCACCTGCAATAGCAATTACTCTTTCATCATTTTCAGATGCTTTACCTGCAACACTTGTAAATGTTCCTGCGCCTGTTGCTTCAAAAATTGTTCCTGGTAAAATTGCACTTGCACCTATTGAGAACCAAGGAGTATCTCCAGGTTCTGTAATAGT